CATGGAGGATTTATGACAGAGTGGAAAGCAGTACCAGGATTTCCGAATTACGAATGCACACAAGATGGCAGGGTGAGAAGCATAGCCCGATTCGTCAAGCGCAAAAGCGGCAACTATAACAAGCCGGACGTAGAGCTATCGCCTACAAAACACGGAACCGGATACAGGTATTTCCTGCGCAATGAAGGAGTAGCCCAGACTCTAACCCTTCAGCGCATACTCTACACAACTTGGATAGGTACAATCCCTGATGGCTATTGTGTCGTGATTGATGACAATAGCAAGGCAGCTACAGTTGATAACATCAAGCTAAAGTATACAGGCGTTATCGACTACTCGGAGCATGGTACGGTTGAAGAAAAGAAGCCTGCCTATGAGCTAGATGGTTACTGTGAGTTAATCGGAAAATTCCTGAGGATGCGATATGAGTGCAGTTGATAAGATAAAAGCTCTAGTGGCAGAAGATGTGGCAGACGGTATACCTAACGCATGGGCAGAGGCTTTCGACAGCCTTGGATTGCACCAGTATGGCGACACTCTATCTTGCGTCATAAATGATATGCCAATAGCTGCATGGAAAGTAGACGCGCTATTGGATTACATGGAGCGAGCTTGCGGAGAGAGGCCATGAGAAACCGCACAGCGTTGATAGTAACAGTAACCTGCCTAGCTGTGATAGTGCTTGGCTTGGCTATGCTTTTGGAGGCAGTATGAATCACACCCCTGAACCGTGGGCATTATATGAATCCAATGGATGCGCAGGAATAGTAGACAAAGAAAATTGTTTTATCATTTCGTCATATATGTGCGGAGGTGATGATATGCGCCGCATAGTCGCCTGCGTGAATGCGTGTGCAGGCGTGGATATTACAGATGATTTTAGCATAAGGAAATTATGTATAGACTATATATCGTCATTAAACCAGAGAGAAGAACTAAAGCAACAGCACGACGAGCTGCTATCAGCCGCGATATTTGTAGCAAACGATCTGCATGATAGAGGAATTGTATATCCTGCGCTTGATAAGGCAATTGCAAAGGCTGGTGTGAGATGAGCGACACGATTAGATACGATTTAGTTGGAGAATATGCACCGTATCTAGAGCAGATGCACGAAGGTGATTATGTGCTGTATGCCGATTACGAAAAGCTGCGCGGGTTGATGAATGAGCTGCGCGACTATGCATCACAGCACGATTCATGGCGATGCGCTCACTATGGTGATTGTCGGTGTGGACTAGATACGTTGTTTGATAAGTGCGGGTGGGAACGCATACCATGCAAGGCAGGCAATCCATGAAGCTCCATCAGCATGGCCTATGCTGCCCGATATGCGGCATCAAGAAAGGCAGGCAGTTCAACCATGCCAAGTGCTCACGTATCCTGCAACAACAGTACCAAGACATGAAGCACAAGAGGCCGAAGGTTATACGGGAAAGCGATGTTGCGTACCTTGCAACACTCTAGTCCTCATCGTCCTCAGGTATTACCAACAGCACACCTACAGCGAAATCACAACTCTTGCACTCCAGATCAGTAGCTGATATTGGTGGCTGCAAGTCGAAGTTGGTGATGCAAATGTTCCAGTTATTCGCTTCACATTGTGGGCAGATTAGCTGAATGCGGGGATTAGTCGGTAGCTTGAATACGTTACTCATGACAGCTTTAGCATCCTAATGTCTGACCTGTGGCGCTCAATCTCGCCATATTCCGCATGGTGTATTATAGCATTCATATCCCTGCCTGCCCCATATCCTTTTGCAGCATGCCATGCATCCCGTGGAGCTAGTGTTCTGAAAGACTCGCACAGTACGCCCCTGTATTCATGCACTGTCTTGGTGTGAATATGCCCAGTGTACCAATACCTGTACAGGGACTTGCCCCACATCTCCGGACGGTCATCAGCCATTATCGTTGGCAAGTCAGGCATCTTGCACTGGTCGCCGTGAGTAGACCCTAGCAGCACCTTTCCAAACTGGTAGTACCAATAATATGCAGGCTCTTTGTCTACTATTACCCGCTTATTGTTTCTAAAGTATGCGTTTATACAGATGGCAAGCATTAAAGCTGTATGCTTGTCGTGGTTGCCTGGCATAGCCTTGAATATAACGGTCTTGTGCTTTTGCAATGCCCGCTCAATACAGCGAATCATTATTGTGACGCCAATCTCTAGCACCCTAGACCATCGTGTATCTACATCAAAACTATGACCGCTGTTAAGGCTCTTATTGTCGCTTGTGTCAGCATGGAATGTGTCCCCTACTGACAGGATGATTGCTGTTTCAGTCTGCGGGGTTACTGAGCATAAGTGGTCAACCGCCCCACACATTGAAGCTGCGGCGATGTTGCAATCAAAGTCTGCCCCTGTTTCACGCGCGAAACTGTACATCCCTATATGAGGGTCGCCAAACGGGTAGACAGTTAGCATGTCTTTCTTGAATTGCTTTTGCGGCTTTATGTTTGGGATGCCTTTGTAATTGTCTAACGCGCAAGCCATAGCGCTTTCAATCATCTCTATGCGTTGGGTAATATCAACCTGAGTCTTTACCCACTGTTGTTTTACCTGTCCGTCATCGCCGTATAGCGTAGAGGTTCCCTTGACTAGGTATCCAGCAGGAGCCTCGTGCGTCATATCATGCTCAGGAGATAATCCTTTCAGGGCAGCTCGTGTTCTCATTGCTGCAATGCATCGCCTGAAGTTCCGCTCTGACATTTGCACATCACGAACAGCTTGCGAGATAACGCCGTTATGCTTTTTTATAGCGTCTAGCTTTTGGCTGTCTTGTGGCGATTCTACATAAGGTCGGAGCCACTCATAGTCTCGCAAGATACACCTCTGACTCTATCCGGCCTACTGCTGTTAGAATCAGCTTGACTTGATCAGCGTCAAGTTCAGTGCCTTTAATCGCTTGCCTTGCCTGATCTAGTGCAAGCATCAAGCGGTTAAGCTCCGTTGTCGTCATAACTAAACTAGGCGTTATCGGACTCATATTGTCGCCACTCCTTGTCAAGAAATAGAAGCCTCTCAGCTTTACGCCTGCGTGTCAATCCCTTTTCAAACTTGGAGCCACGGTTTACCCATAGCAGGAATTGATCAGCAGCACCTTCATAGCGCCCATCATTCAGCATCTCAAGTAGGGTAGACTTGCGAAGGTTGGTAGCGCCTAGATTGTAGGTGAATGATACCAAGGCATCGAATTGATTTTGTGATAGTGGCGCCGTCACGTACCGGATAACGTCCGCTTCATATCGCTCTAGGTCTTTCATTAGCTGAGTGTCGGCTTGTTCCTGCGTCCATTCAGTAGATGGCAATACGTCCTCGCCGGTATGACCGTAACCGATAGTGAGTACACCGGCAGGGCATCTATAAGCCTTTAGCTTGCATCCCTCGAAGTGAGCTATCAGTGATATGCAGTCGGTCGATACTTTCACTTGGCTACTCCTTTCAGCTTCTCGAATGACCTGCCTCCGATGTAGCCCAACATCACATACTGAAACAGGTCGATAATATCGGCAGGGATAGCCTTCAGCCACTCTGCAAATCCGATTGATATAGCCTGAGCTGTTGTAGGGGAATACGCATAGAGTATGCCCATAGGGATACTAGTTAGCAATAAAGTATATACGACATAGAGAAATGATGGCCTTGCCCTGCTAGTCCATGGGTCAGTGGAATTGGCTTCGGCAAGTATAGCGGATAGCTGAATTTCTAGCTCTTTCAGTTGCCCGTCTTGCTGTGCTTTCAATAGCTCGATTTTGGCCCGCTCACGCTCTCCCGCATCGGGAAATATCTTGTCGATTACCTTGCTACCAAAGTCGAATATCGAACCAATGCCGGTCAAGTCAGCCATTACAACACCTCAAGAGTTATAGTTTCTAGATTCTCGATTGCTTCAAGTATTGCATTAGTCAGCTTCGCTAATGCTGCCCGACCATCCAATACAAAGTCATCACCGGCAATCAGTCCTACTTCTACGCCACCGCTCGCCCAGCCATCATGAATAACAGAGCCAATGCCGACAATAAAAGGACAGTTTCGCCCATCACTTTGGCGAATAATAATCTTGTGCGTTTCATCTATCCCGCCGTGATTGATTGCATAGCATAGTTTTTTACCATCCACCCGCAGAAGCGAGATGTTTTCGTTATGTTCTTCTAGTGTGATTCTCATATAAAAGCATCAACCTTGTACTGTAAAATCAGCTTGTCGCGGATCTGATCAATCGTGAATATGTTGTCTGTCCGGTTATCCAATACCCATAAACACGGCACAAACTCACGCTTGAAGAATCCTTTCTTCTTCTCGCCATTCACGACAAGCATAGCATGATACCCGATCTTGGTGCGGAACTTGCCAATCATCATATCAGCCGATGAGCATCCATGGATATGAATCAGCCGACTAGCTTTGACTATGGCGAAGTCCTCGCAATCCCCACGCAATGATGCCTCAGAGAATGCTGCCTGCTCCCACTTGTCTACTAACCCGTCAGGCGTATAGGTCAGCGTGTGATTAACCTTGTGATTAACTTCGTCTAGCAGATCGTAAGGGATCATGCTACAGCGTCACGGCTGGTTATGCTTGAGTGCTTCAAGTATCACACCGCCAATCCAGGCTAATACCGACACAGTAGCTATGCCAATTGCAGAAAATATAGCACCAAAAAAGCTAGTTCTGTATTTCTCCCACCTCTCACGCGCTGCCTTTCGTTCCTCTAGATAATCACTGAGCAAAGGAATGCAATTTTCCAAGAACTCGTGATGCTTTGCGTGTACTTCTGGCGGTATTGAGTCGCTCATGTGCTTTCCTTATCACTCAGGCAATACATCGCCTTGCTGGTAGATGGTTACTTTGTCAACATCGATTACGATACTAACGGCATCGGACGGAAGCTGGCTACGGTCAAAAGTAGTAGACCCATCAACAATAATAACAGGCAATGTAATCATGGGAATACCTCCAACAATACAGATTGAAGCGTAACATCACCGCCTGCATTCGTTGTAGTAAGGCTAAGCGTAAAAGCACCAGCGAGAGCTTTTGTGGTAGTGTTTTGCGGAGTGCCTGCAACTGTGAAGTTTATAACATTCTCAATTGCGCTGTACTGCGCTGAAGTAGAGTTCCTGTTAGCAACCCTAAACATCACGCGAGTAGTTGTTGTGTTATTAACAAGGCCAGCAAGGATGGTTGTTGCTGATCCATCGTTCAATACCAGGCTGAGTGTCTGCCCTATAACGCTGCATGTTAAATCACAATAAATAACAAGCTGGCTATTGGCTCTCATCGTTCCAGCAGGAATAGAGAAAGAGGCAAGAGTACCATTTGCACCAGCTACCGATGTAACCGCTACGTTTCCAGTTGGCTGTATTATCTGCCTTGATCCAATTCTAGGAGAATATGCGAGCATCAGCTTATCTCCCTAACGACAAGTTTTAGTGACCTTTCAGCGGCTTCAGCAGAACCCATAACCACACGAACCCAAGGAAACCCAAGAAACAATGCAGGGTCTAGAGCAATCCACGCATTAGCAACGCAAGGGATTGTAAACGTCAAACCTGTATAGTCGTAAAGCGTCAATGCAGTAGACCCATCAAGAGAAACCTGCACAGTTAATGAGGTTGACGTAAGAGTGGCAGGAGTGATTATAGAGGTAAACCCCATCGGACCGTTATCATTTAGTATGTTTATCCATCCTGTAGTAGTTCCGCCAGATGCGACTGTTGCTGTGTATTGTGTCATGGTCTTTCTCCGTTAAAATGGTCGTGAATAAGTGATTGTGATAATTGCAGGCCCAGTAGCAGCGGCATCCATTGCATCATAATCTAGCCTGCGCTGCGCTATGCACTTTCCGTAAACTGCGGCAGCTACATCGCCATAACCCGTAAGACTAGTAACTGCATCAGCTTTCGTTTCTCCTGTAATTGCGCGATACCCATCAACAAATGGGCAGTTATTGGTTATGTCATCGGCATACGCTGCAAGGTCTGCAAAAAGATAACCACCACCAATCATCGAATGGGTGTTATTAGGATTTGATGATTCGCTAAGAGCAAGCAAAATATCCTTTTCCATGTCTCTGCTGTAAAGGTTTTTTACATATATACGAGTTTCCGCCAAATCATAAACCCATGCAGCACCATCCCAATCACAAGTTGGATACGGTCTAACTGTTACAGATATGTCAGTTGATAGACGTTTGTCGCCCTCATAGTATCCACTGTAATCTGATTTAACGTAAAACCCCATTACCATCCCCTGTCAGCTACTAGTTTATATGACCAACTAGTGAGAATTGGTTCAGCATAAACGCCTGTAGATTTGTTTTGAAAGTAAGTACTATACGTTGTGAATCCTACTTTTAGCGGTGAAGCATATTGTGTAAAAGGACTAAAATAGCCTGCACCATACCAAACAAACCCAGTAGCAACATCCCCAACTGCATAACCTACACTAGCAGTAGTGCATTTGAATAATAGAATTATATTCCTAGGCGTAGTGCCTATATTGTGCGACTTTTCTGTATTTACTGAAGCGTTGGGAATTGTTGCTGTGTATTCTGAGTCGTAAGTGCCGTTCACTGCGTACCAAATAAGATTTGATGTATCGGTTCCGGTTGAATCAACTTGACCAACATAAACGCGGTATTTTTGCACGGCACTAGCGCCATTTCCGCACCACATAACCATCTGCTCGATGTTGAATGTGTCTTGTGTTGACGTTACAGACGGTGCCCCGCCATTCTGATAGATTGGCTCTAGCTTTGTGGAGCCAGTGGTTAGCGCTCCTGTTGATTCATCAACGTCAACATATAAATAATAAGTTCCTGACGTGTTTATTGATGTCCACGTTAGGTTTGATGCGCTAGTGCCTGTGACGTCTGCCACGTATCCATTGGCCGCTGTTACTTTTAGAGGCATTGTGGTCGTATAAGCAGCCCCGCTAGCCGGTGCAGCGCCTATTGCAGTCGTTACTACAGTAGTCGCAGTGCCAACAGTCCCGCCCAATGCTGTCATTCCGTTTGTGTCGATTGGAGCTGATATAATTGTTTGTCTTCGTAAGTTGGTGTATTGCACCAACAAAGACCGAGCGAAAGCTGTTGTGGCTATCTTGGTCGTGTTGTCGGATGAAATCTGAGTTACAGCCGTAGATCCATCAGGTAAAGCCACCTTAGGCACCGCTGGATTTGTTGACGACAACAGTCCATAACTGACCAAAATGGCGGCATTGGCTACAGTACCGGAATCGACTACATAAGTGATTGTGGTTGTGGAGGCTGCATAGCTAGAAACTGTTATTGTCGCATAGACAGGATTAGTGCCATTGGAAGCGGTAATCTTTAACCTACGGCCTACGTGCAGGGTAGCTGTCTCATCCGAACCGGAAATAGTGAATACAGTTGCAGAGGAATAAGTACAAGTGACAGTGGTCAGCACCCACTCACTTACAGTAGGGATCACGAAATCATTGATGCCTGATACGTTGTCCTCTGTATATACAGGAGTGTCGTCACTCTCAAGAACCGCATACTTGTAGACAACATCATCAGTAAACCATACTGAGTAAGGGGTTCGGCCTTCTGAGTCCAGGACAATCGGATTTGTGTTAGGCGTAGCAGACAGCGAGTCCTGATAAGTAGTCGCCGGAGTAGTAGTACCTGCTAAGTAGGTGTGAATCTTGCCACCTGAGTAGGGGTTACCATTTGCATCTATAAACTGCCGCCGTGATATGGGCGCTAAATAAGCCATTACTTAACCCTCTATGTTAAACAGATGCACCACTGGCGTTAACCCATGTTACAGCCTTTGTGGTTGCGTCGATATTGGAAATCCATACAGGATAGCCAAGCGTTGTGTCGAAATAAGTTCTACCGATAAAGTTCTCGCTTGTCGGCCTATTAGCTGTAGCGCCTGACTGTGCGGCAGTAGCAGCCAGATTGCCCACCTCGGTGAACCAGGTAACCCACGATCTAGGTATTTGGTCGGTATTCAGGGAATCTCTTAACGGAGGCTGACTCATTCTACATCCCCGTAAATAGCCAATATGCACCTCTTGACAGGATCAGATATTGATACGCGAAACGTAAAGTCCCTAGCGGCGCCAAGCCTTGCCCATTGCGCCCGTGTCCTGTACTGACCGAGTGCGCCCATATTGGCTATTATTGGATTGCCCCATGAGTGACCACCGTCACGCGAAATCTCAAGCATCATCTCAGGGTCAGACCCTTGGCCTGTACTTAATCCTGTACCTGCCTCAATATCCGCTTGTAGGTTGTATACCCGTATCCGATCCAATCCTGAGCTGATATGCCTGCCGGTAATGCTCATTATGTTAGGCTCGCCATTATCGGCATACACGGTATCTTTCAGTCTGTAGATGTTTCCTGTATCATAGTCAGCAACTACAGCCGACATGCCATACACATCGGCAATCTCGCCGCGATACCGCTCAAGACCATAGCCCTTAAGCTGTGACCAACAGTCAGTCTGCATATCGTACATCCAAGTCTGCCCGCCTACGTTTAGAACATACATCGGGTGCCCGTTGGTCATAAACGAAAAGGCAGAGGCAGAATTTACAGCCGTGTAGCTATTTAGTATGCGCTCAATATCGCTGTTACTTACCCGCTGTGGCGTATATCCATTCAGGAGATAGACTTGCACCTCGCCCATCCTGTTACGGCCTAGAAACATGACAGCCGAATCCATCTTGCAGACAGTCCACCTAGCAGATAGCCCAACCTCACAAGGCGAACCAGCCCGACCAAACGGGAAATCCTGAGCGCCAACATTCTGCACAAATTCCGTGGTATATGGTCCAAATAGGATTATTTCACCATGGTCGGCATACAGCGCAATGATATTGTCAGGGTTTGATTCAGCACTGGCAAAGTCAAGCGCGTTCCAGTTTATCCCGTCATACAGCCCCGAAACGTAGTATTGACCAGAGTTAGGCTTGTTTATGACAAAGTAGCCATCGAGGAATGCAGCCGTTTCACCGCCTGGAAAGCCTTCTGCCGTAATCTTTGCCAAAACGGCATTAATCGTATGCACACCAGAACCAGCAGATGACGTATTAAGCGGAGTGCCGCCCCTAGTAAGTGCAACATTAAAGCTGTTAGGATCATCAAGACTTACCACATAATAGGTAGTCCCAACAGACAAGCCAGTAGGTAATGATCCTGTGGTTGTAAACGTAAGAGCACTGCCATCAATCAGCCCATGCTCTGTGCATGATATTTTCGTAGGCACTTGATTCGATATTGTGCAGGTTTTTGGCAGAAACAGGTCAAGAATCCACCCGCTAGCAGATCCATCTACGATTAATATCTGGCTACCATTACACGCCATCCCTACACGACCATAGGTAGATGTAATAGTTCCTACACTTAGCGCATTACCGCCTGCATCTATCCTATACACTACATCAGCAGAAACCACATATAGGTAATCACCGAAAGTAAGCATTCCTCTAACAGGATTGCCCCCCACACTTGTAAATGACTCCAGACACGGCATACCATAAGCAACAATGGATGTTGTTTCCTCATCCGATACCTTTTCCAGATAGCAGTTGATGCGGGATTGCGCCGTGACTGAAGGGAAGCCTGACTGAACGCCTAGCCCTAAAAATGGAATGCGTTTCATTGGAGAGCCCTATCTAGTAGCACTTGCTCGGCAGGCAATAGCACTTGCCCTGTAGCCTTTCCGATTACTTGTTGCCTAACAGGTGCAGGTGTCAGCAGACGGATTATCTCACTCTCTGGTACACCTTGAGCCATCAGGATATTACCCAACTCATTAGTCACAGCGGAGTCATTCATGCGGCGACCGAATGGAGATAGAGTTTCCATCAGCTTATTCATCACAAAGCCCTTAGGATTCGTCACTGCTTCCATACCATCCAGTGCAGCTTCGGTCTGACCTCTTTCATGCGTTTGTGATCCCTCAAATCTATTAGAAGTCCTGCGGAATCTTGCCCACTTTGCAGCATTAGCTTCCAGCTCTTTAACGGCATCATCACCTGCTAACGCTGCAAGCATTTTCTTGCGGTTGACGTTGCCATCTTCACCGATAAGCGTTCTAGCTATGCTTCTGTTTCCTGACGCTGCACCAGCTTTATCAGTTGCCGCCTTCATCATAGCCATCTGAGCAAACTCTCTTTCAGAAGGTGTCATGCCCTTAACGGCATTTATAAACTCGTCAGGGTTTTCTGTCAGCTTAAAGAAACTTCTGCCAACTTCGGATGCGTTATCCATTGCCTTGCTGCCTGCCCATGTTTGACGAGCCTCAGCATAGCCTGGCAGAGTATCCAATACTTCAGTAATCCTATTCCTTGTTTTTGCCACAAGTGAAGCAGCGTTAGTATCGCCCGCCATTCTGTGCGCTAATTCCTGAGCATAGGAAGCCTCTTTTGCATCTTGCAGCCTTTCCGCCTCAGTGCGGACAGCAGGCATAAACTTGCCAGTAGCCTTTCCTGTCAATGGGTCAATCTGACGAGTCACTCTATCAATATCATTTTCTGCCAATTTTGTGCCAGCCCGCAAAAACTTCTGGAAATCAGGCAATGCTCGTAATTTCTCGAATGCTTCGCTTTCTGGAACTGTAGACGATAACGACTGTTTATACAGTGGCGATGCCTTTGCTGTTCTTTCTGCCGCGTTCTTTTCTATCGCAACAGCAATATCATCAGCGCTATTAACGCCCAACTGCTTACCCAACACAGCGAGCACATCGGCTTGCTCTCCCTTGTTTCGGGTTTTGACAAGCTCTCTTGCCGCTTCTTTAGTCGTGCCAATTTTTGATACTGCCTGATCCGCAACTGATAGCATATTCTCTGACGCATCGGCCAATGTCCCCTGCTTGCCCAATCCTGTAACCCTTGTTGCTAATTGCTCAGGCGTGTATCCGGCCTCTTTAGCTACACCCTGCAACAGCATCTCGGCTTTCTGCCTTGGGGTACGAGTCACCATTTCCTGATAAGCGTTCTTTAACGCGCCGGCCGTATTGCCAGCTACGTTAATCAAAGGAGCAACAGTGCCGCCAGTTAATGCCCCGATAGTCGCGCCAATGCCGCCACCTGTGAGCCTGTTTGTGAATCCTTGCTCGGATGTGCCAGCACCGTAAGCGCCCCCGTATTTAGCACCCTGGATAGCCCCTTGCTTTGCAAGCTGTGGCAATGTTTGAGCCGCTACAGTCTGCCCGCCAGTCAATGCAGCAGGGATAAGACCGCCGCCAACCTGGCCAGCAATATCAGCAACAGGATAATCCTTGGCAAACTGTTTTTGCTCTGCATCAGACCGCCCTTGCATCTGACTGTACAAAGACGGATTGCCTTCCTCGCTTACGAATACCGGCTGATTAGTTTCAGGCAATAGCCCAACCATTTCCCCAGCCTTGTAAATCGGTGCAGCAACAGCCGCGCCAATCTCATCAGACCACCCAAGAGTAGCGCCCTGTAATCCTGATCGTGTGCCTTGCTTAATATAGGATGCCGCGCTGCCATCACCTGATAGCCTCGGTGCTTTCTCTGGCAGCTTTAGCTTGTTAACCCTTTGTGGAGCCTCGACAGGTGTTTCAGACTCCGCAACAGGTGCAGCCCCTTGCGCTAGGTAGGCATCAGGATCAAAGCTACTAGCAAGAGCGGGTACAGATTCAGTCTGTGCTAGGTATGCGTCAGGGTCAAAAGCCATTACCTGCCTCCAAGTCTTTGCATGATTGCTTGCGCTCTTGGGTCATTTGGGTTTGATTGCGCCCACTGCATGGCTTGTGAGTCTTGCTCGCTTAGTGGTGCAGGTGCATCAGGCTGTTGTGGCGTGCGACCTTCAAGCATAGCCTTGCGCCTTTCAGATTCGCCCTTCTGCAATTCCATTACAGTAGTCAATGCAGCCCTGCGAGTTTCAACAGGCAATGACTCATCGCCAACCTGACCTGCCATTTCACGATACAGCTTCACATCAGCATCGGATTGTGGGCCTGAAAACTTAGGAACGGCAGCAACAAGCTTACCCGCAACGACCTTCAACTGTGCAGCAGCCTGAGCGCCTTCCGTAGACTGTCCAACCATTGCATAAGCCTGATCCCTTGCGCGACCTAATCCACTTCCTGTTGCCTTGTTCAACAGTGCATCTGCCTGTGTAGCAGCATCAAGTGAATTTTGGTAATCCTTGTCTGCAACCATAGCATCTTGCTGCATCTTGCGATCGACAGCGGAAACACTAGCAGCTTGTTTACCCTGTACTGTTTCACCGTTCATTTGGATAGGAGCTACATCACCCGTGTACTTATTAACCCTTACTAGGCCGTTTGCAGTCTCTTTGACTTCCCATCCTTTGTCCTGTGCATCAACTCCGCCGCCACTAGCCCTAGCCTCTGCATTCTGTAAGCGCCTTTCCTGCAAGTCTAGCGACTGATTCTGATAACGCGCCTGCCGTTCCTCACGCTGTGCAGCAATCTTTTCGGCATGTGTCATTGCGGCATTGCCGAACTGTTGTGCTGATTCCGGGCTGTATTGCTCAGGCAGGTGCCTTGCAAAATCGTCACCTAGAACGGAGCGCACTTCATCGCGAGCAGCATCCCAATCTTCTTGGCTCTGTGCTGACCCGACACGATTGCCTGCATATTGCCAATTCTTGATTTGTGACTCTACCCGCTTTACCTGAGCATCTGCTTTCGCCTGTTCCTGTTCCGCAATCATGCCGCCAATCTGTTGTTTGGCTTTCCAATTCAAATTAGGATCTTGCATCGCCCTATTCAAATCACCGCCGTTTTGCGTCATCACTTGGTTAATAGCTTCATTGTCTGCCATCTCCTGACCGAGTGCATTTGCTTTCATGGTATTAAGCTGACCGCTTGCCAAGGCGTTGCGAGCTTGACCAACGTCATTCATAGCATCCAAAGGAGTGTATACTCCGCGAGGTTGAAACATTGCCATTAAATTATTTGCCATTTCTATCCCCAAATCACGCTATCACTTTGGTTTGTAATTGCTAGCCTGCCTTTCTGCTTTCTTGTCAGCCATGCCCTGCTGGAATAGCTTATTCATGCCGCCAAGCATATCTTGATTGTATTCATTCTTGGCGCCAATCGTTTGCGCCTTAATGTTTCCTAGATTGTTATAGCCTTCTGCCATATCATCGCCATGCTTCATATTTACACTTAGCAGGCTCGTGGCGGCATTCTGGCCTGATGATTTAATACCGCTCAACTTGTTATATTGGCTGTCTTGGTCGCCTGTGAAACGGTTGTACGCATTCTGGTACTCGTTCGACGCATATCCCTGATTGTATCGTGCAGCCTCTTTAGCTGCTGCACCGGATAACAAACCACCTCTAGCGGCTTGAGTAGCTGATATACCACGGTTGCCCTCATCTTTGCGCCACTGATACCCTGGATCTTTCTCGAATTCCTGATTATTAAACCGCTTCATCAAAAAGCCGTAGTTGGCATCACTCTTATCGCCAGCTAGACCCATTCTCATATCGAGATTATTATTGGCAAGAACGCCACTGTCCATGTACGGCTGCATATCTCTACGCGACTGCTCATACATTTTCTTTTGCTCTTTCATCGCTTTTTTACCGGCTTTCTTTTGGGCGCTGCCAGCTTTACCGGCTGACTTCTTGCCCATCATTCCACCGAGAATTTGCGATCCTGCGCCTACAAGTGCTGCCCAAGGCATATCATTAACCCTCTTTCTCGTTAATTTCTTGATCGTGCATAAATAACTTACGCCGAGCAATCAGCATATCAACAGCTACATCAAGGCATTCATCTATACTCAACTTTGAATGATCTCTAGTTCCTGCACCAGGGTGATGTTGCATAGAGCATACAGAAGCGAAATACATATCAAACGCACATACCTCGTTATCGTATACACCGCGCCAATCAAGCATCACCATCCCCTCTGGATTTGGTATCTCTGACCACGGCCAGCAGGTACATCACACGACAGCACACGACCTTTACTATTTATCCGCTTGATATTGGCCTTTGACGCCATCGCTTTAGCGGTAATATCCTGACCAACAGCAGACGAAACGCTCATGTATTCAGGGAGCAGTTCAGCAGCAAGGTTTAACCGTATCATGCGCTCGAATCCAGGCTGCAAACTAAGCACATCAGTCAGCGCAGTGAATCGCGTAAAAGGCTTGTCCATATTTATATTCAATGTTCCAGATGAAACGACTGGCCATACATAGACTTTTGCCAATGGGTAGTCGTAATCTATCGCTATCGCCTCAACAACTGAGCCGGTAGTAGCCTTGAGAGATAGTGCTTGGTATTCGATCATGGTCAG